CGTCCTTTCGCAAAGCGAGGCACTGCGGCCTTCCTTTACGCCAGAAAGTAATGCGTGGCATGTTGGTTTTATTCACATCAATAACAAGAAGTGAGTCATTGTATGTGTAATAAGCACTGCGAAATGTGAAGAAAACTAGCTTTTTCTCGGGATAATAGAGCGCGTGCTGAACGTCCATACCGGCTTTACTTGAATTTCCGCGCAAATAGTTTTCAATTTGAGCGTTTTGAAGTACATCACCTGCCGCAACGTCGCCGAGTGCTTGCGTTGCTAGATAAGAAGTGACCGTGCCGGTATCATTCCCAGTAAGCATATCATCAATTACTTCAATAACAGCATTCGTTGCACTGACGCCGAAGTTACTAGTGATCTTTTTCCACACCCAGTTGTCCGAATCAGTGTCACTGTCGTCTAAGTAGTAGCCGTAAGCGTCTTCTTTGAAACAGAAAAGGCGTGTTTTATAAACGAATGCAGCGATGATATCACCGCCCTCGCCGGGCCAGACCGGTTGAACTCCTGAGTCCACGCCGGTGAAATTCTCATGATCACCCGTTCTGCTCATATAAGATTGCTGTCCGGCGAATGCGAATAAGTGATTGCGGAAAACGACGCCGCAAACTGGATAATTATTTGCGACCCAGTCGGCTGGGGGCGTTGATAACGGCGCTAAAATTTCAGTCGTACTATTTAGGACCATAATTGGATTCTGTCCGCGACTGAAAAAGAATAATTTCTTACTGCGCCCCGCTGTTTCACCGCCCGCTGCAACGAACTGGCAATTTGGATTTAGCCCTGTGAGTGCAACCGGAGTACCGTTAGAGTCTTGCGCATTAATCGGCAAAGTTCTGAATGAATTTGCGCCGACTCCCGCATCGATATAAAGAAAGCCGTTGCTGCAAGCGGCGATTAAGCGCTGAGTGATTTTATTAGGACGCCAATCATAAACGCCAACGACGCCAGCGGGCAGCGCTTCCTCATTGAATGCGCGCGAGCCCGGGGCTTTCTCAACGAAACCATTATTCAATGCAACGTTTTGCGCTAGAATTAGAGCGCCTTGTGCAACGTCAACCGGGGCCATGTCTGTCATAAGACCGAGCTGACCCAGGGGAATAGTAATTGCTTGTCCTGCGTATGCCATAACTAAAAACTCCTTAAGGAACTATTTCTTTAATGGTCATTGTTGAAATGTAAGTGCCATTGAAGACGTTTCCGCCTGCATACTTATTTATGTTGATGCTGTTAGTCCCGTTGCCTTCAGCAATTCTAAATTTGAAAGTTGTGGCCGAAGTTGAAGCTGCTGAGACACGTTTTCGCATAACAAAATTACCCGTCATTAAAGCAGTCGAAATGTTTTGCTCGGCAAAAATACCTGCGGCAATGGCGTCCGCAGTGGAATCGCGAAAAATTGCGCCCGCAACAATGTTATAGACGTTATTTCCCTCGTCCACCCAGATGTGAGCTTCAACAAGCAAATTATTCGAAGCACTTTGTGGAGTGATCGAACAGGTCATTACCTCAGCCCCTTCTGTCTGTTGAGGAATTGTGTTATCCAGTGGTATGGTGCTGTACCCGCTCAGCGTAGTGGGTGTGCTAAATTCGCAGTAAGTTTCTTGCACAACTGCACCGCCGACAGAACGCCAGCTCATTGTTCCGGAGCCATTAGTTTGAAGAACCTGTCCGGAAGCCCCGTCAGAACTTGGAAGTGTGTAAGTGGTGCTGCCTGCTGCGGCTGCGGGCGCAAGGCCGACGTAACCGGAAGAACTTCCGCTGAGGCGAAGCGTTCCTTTAACGTCAAGTGCAGTTCCTGGCGCTGTAGTTCCGATGCCGACATTGCCGGATGAGTCGATGCGCATTCTTTCTGAATAACCAGCGCTTGCAGTTCTATTTCCAAAAACAATATTCGAGGCCCATGTTCCGGACTTTGCAATTGCACCAATATAACCTTGATTGTAAGTTCCATCTCCAGCTTTTGTACTGAATCCAATAAAGGCACCATCATTGTCTGCGCCGTTAGAGTTTGTAATTTTCAATACTGGGTCCGAGGCACTAAAAGGATTAGCAGAACTTACACTTGTAGCCGTGTAAGCTGTTACGTTTGATTTTGAAAGATCCAAAAGATTACCGGGTGCTGTGGTTCCAATACCGACGTTTCCGTTTCCGAGGATACGCATTTTCTCTGTATTGGAAAGAGTGCTGGTTGTTGTGAAGGTTAAAGCGGTGTCTAAAACGGATGCGGTGTGCGTTGCCGTGGCCACCGCGCCGATATTAGCGACGATAATTCCGGGCGCTGTATTTGAAGTATCATTAGAGCGGAAAGACATGCCGCTGATTAAAGCTCCGGAAGTGATAGCGATGCGCTGAGAGCGCAGTCCTAATTGCTCATGCGTTCCAACCGTGGTTCCTTGTGCGGCAATCGACAGCGGAACCATTGGATCAGTAACTCCGCCCATACCGACATTACCGTTGTTTTTGATTGTCATTTTCGAGTCCGCTATCGTGGCGGCGTTGCCGTCTCCATTGATGTTCAACGCAAAATGAAGATCATTTTTTCCCCAACTTCCAGTGGCATTGGCGATGATCTTCGTTTTGATGGCTCCACCCCCTCCATTTGAGCCTAAGCCGATCTCCGTTGTCCCTGAGTTTAAAACCGCGCTGTCTGCAGTGATATTTCCGACGACATCCAGTTTCGCGCGCGGAGCCACGTTGCCAATACCGACGTTTCCGCTCTGATCGATAGTCATCCTCACAGTAGGAACAGAGTTTGCGCCGACTCCGTTTGGAGCCGTAGCGAAATCAATCGCCATACCGCCGGTTGTATCAGAACCGTACAACTCTGTCGCTCGCCCAACAACGCCAGCGAGAAACTTAGGGTTTTCTGTTGTAAAGTCAGTGTCAGTGGACATGAATTTCAAAGCAGGGGTGTATTTATTCGTGGTATTCTGTCCCACCGCGCTAAGTTCCAATCCGCTCATAGTACGTGATAACGCCGTGGCTCCTACGCTGGTATCTTGCACTTTTAAAATCGGCGCAGCGCCTTGTATATGAAGATTGGCAGTGGGGCTTGCAGTTCCCACACCGATGTTGCCGCTCGAAGTAATCCGCATTTTTTCGCTAGCGGTCGTATTGTCCCGTTTTGTTGTGAAGGTCAGTACACCGCCGTATCCAGACGCTCCTCCACTGCCTTCTACGGCTCCGTTGATTTGTGCCACTCTCGTGTCGCCAAGATTTCCTGGCTGGCTGAAAACCACGGAGCCTAATGAGTTTCCGGCAGCCGGAGCATAAGCATTGGCAAACTCAAGTATACCCAAGGCATCAGCGGTTGATCCATCCCCGGCGATAGTGAGTACTCGTCGTCGAACGGGGGCGCTCTCATAGTTTGGACTGGTGGTCCCAATACCTACATTTCCTGTTAAACGATAAATGTCAGAGCCTGCGGTGACCCACTGACCCGGAGTAATAGCGCCCCAAGTATTGCTTGAGCAAAGTTTTAAGGAAAGCGGGCTCGATGCCGTATCAACGCGAATATCACCGTTTCTGCAAGTTGCAGTCAGTGTCGTCGGTAATAAGTAAAGCAAGTTCCCCGAGAGTGTGCTCTGGGCGCTTACCGTCGTTGTTAGAAATGTGAGTAAAATTAAAAACAATTTCATATTATAATACCGCCAATTCTTGGAAATAAATGTCCACGGATCCAGCGACCATTGTATTAAGATTTCCGCCCGTTGCTTCAGCCGTAACAATCACATCTGTATTCACAGCCGGGAAGTACATAAGTACTGCGCCGTCTTGTGCTGCTGGATCCACCGCTTGAAAGACATCAAATTGATTGATGAATTTTGTCGGGTCGCCTGCGATTCCCACGCTTAGTTTGAGCGCAGAAATGCTACCGCCTGAGAATGCGATGCTGTGCTTAATTAAAAGCGCAATCAAAGTTTTCTCAGAAGTAATTGTATGTGCAACTACGGCTTGGCTCAGCGCCGGATCACCAAAGTCTTGATATGTGAGCGTAGCTTTTGTCATCGTTGGAATAGTCGCCGGCGGCGGCGTCGGTTGCAATCTCTGACTTCCGTTATTTTCATAGCCGTAAACTAAGCGGCGACGTTCAACCGCAAGATCCAAGCGCGGGATAATCTGACCGTACTGGTCGTCCGTGCGTCGCATCTCTGAGCGGTTCTTCTTTTCCATAGCAAGCAGCGCCGTCTCGGCTAAGCTAAGAATGTCCTTAAATTTAGTGTCTTCTTTATCGAAAAGGATGAATGCGGCGGCTCCGTGAATTAGGCAATCAATGTCCTTGCGCGGAATCAGCGGAATGCTCACGTCATTATCTTGCAAATCGATTGGAACTGGAATCCAGTTAATTTCACAGCGCATAGCTTCTGGCGGATAAGAATTAAATCGTACCGTTACTGTGCCATCATTTCCTTCTTCAACCTTAGCAAATAATTCAGGGACTTTCTCACGCACCGACCACATCGGGTAATCGCATTCCATCTGAACTAAATCAACGCTATGAATGTAAGGGTTGTCATTGTTCTGCTTATAAATCTTAAACGGTTCGATTAGGCGAGAGATGCCGCCGACTACGTAAGTACTGATGTACTGAGCCGCTCCGGTAAGATCTAAATTATCAAAGCCAAGCGTGGGCAGTGCCGAACGTTTTCGGTTTGTGCCAGTCGCCCCGAGAAGTTTGAACACTGCCCCGCCAGCTAAATTTGAAGTAAAAGTAAATAAGCGAAATACGCTGTCGTAGCTGCCCGAATAAACTTCAGTCACAGCTTGCGCATTTAGCAGTGCAACTACGTGAGTGACTAGTTCTGCGGGACGGTACGAGCCGTGAGTTAGCGTGAGCGCAATTTGCGTACTGCCCGTGCGAACGAGGTCAAGCTTATCGTTCTTCGAATCAATCGTTATGTACGTAGGACTGATTTCATAATCAAGTTTAAAAAGTCTGAAGTTATAAGTGCCGGTGGCACCGAGAAATCCGGAATCAATGCTTCCGGTCAGTGACATAGCAAGATGCTCAGTTATTTTATAAACTGTGCGGTCGCCGTCAAGTTTTAAGTACCAGCCATAGAAGGACTGTGGCGGAATGTGACTAAAGATTACGGAGCGCCCGTTATTGGTTACGGTTACGGACCCGGTGGCATACGCGGGCTGCAATTCAAGAATAATCGGATAGCGGTGCTTCGCCCATGTCCAAGCTTCATCAACTTTTAGCGAAAAGATGCTTCCGCCGCCGACTATAGCCTGATGCGCTTTATTAATATAAGTCATTACTAGTGACTCATATGCAGAGTTACCGTTAACCGGCTCCCCTGCTTTATCTAAAACTTCAATTTTAATATCTGCGGTATTTCTAAATTGTGACACAATCTAACTCCCCTTAAGCCGTTAAGCCGGGTTATTAGACCCAGCCGTTAATAATAAATGTACCTGCACCGATTGTTGCATTTGCGTTTGCTCTAATGCTTAAACGGGAGCCTTTGCTTAGCATTACCGGAGCGCGTGGAATCACATTCACTCCCGAAGTAAGAACCCCGCCAATTGTCATAATCTTTTTTAGATTAGAATCTGGCCCCTGATAAAGATCCACTGCTAGAATTCCAGTGTATTGGATGTCCATAGCAGTAGCGTCCTCAGGCAATGACGATGCAATTTCTAGCGGGCCACTTCCGCTCGCTGGAATTGCAGGTGTTGTAGGAACTACGTACTGAAATGCTGGATGTGATCCGCGACTCATAATTACCCCTTAGTTGCTTCGGCAGCCTTTGCACCCATAGGCACTTGTGCTTGCGCGAGTGGTGATTCTTTTACTTCTCTGCGTCCCGCCTCACCTTTCGCCTCAATAGCCGCTTCTTTTGCGTCTTTCTCAGCGCGGAGTGCTTCAAGTTCTGCTAATAGAGCAGCGTTCTCAGCTTTAGTTTCAGCAAGCTCGTGGTGAATTTTCTCAGCACCTTCTAATGGCGGAGCATATTGCTTGTGCTCTACGCTGTGATCGAAACTAAGTACTGTCTTTCCAGTTTTCTCATCAATTAAACGTTCAACACGTCCTGCCGGTTCATCATTCTCTGTGAATAAGTTGCCGGAAAATTGCGGACGTTCGAAGTACTTTGCAGTCCCGCGGATGTGCAAGAAATAATGATTTGTTGATTTCAAATTCCCGCGCTTATCGAATTGATGCGTTTGAAGGTCGAACTGGTCTGGTCTTACTTCTGCTTTAGGTCCTGAACTCGTAGCTTTAATCTGTGCTGGCGTCACATTATCCTCCAAGGATGGGTTTAGTTTCATTTTGAAAATTTAAAAAATAAAGTAAAGCAGGGGACCGGAGTCCCCCGCTCACTAACATTAAGCCGAAGCTACCATGTTAGATTCATTAGCTGCTAACTCAGCGTCTTCGATAACTTCGAAGCCGTAAGAGCCAACGCCCGCCGGATCACCGAGGGCCGCCGTAGTGTGATCGAAACAAACTGTTTGACCGACCTGAATTTCTACAGGAGTCACATCTTTGTAAACGACTTTACCTACTGCTGTTCCGTTCGGAATTGTAAGCGTGCCGATAGTGCTTTGGCTGCCAGACGTGCCGGGGCTCAAGCGCTTGCGGAAAGTTACAACCGGAGCGGTTGTTGTTGCTACAACTGTAGTGCTAATTGCAAACATAATTCTGCGTACTTTACATCTCTTTACGCAAATCATCTCGCCGTGCACTGCTGCTGAAGCAGACAAAGTTTCTGCTGTTGCAAGTACTGCGGTCATTGGAACGAAGTACTCAAACATGCTAGTTGCTTTTTCATAACTCATAAATGCCTCACCTTTCTTTACGTTATTACGTTGAAGTCAAGTGAATGACTCGTGCTTCACCTGGGTTCGCTGAGTCGTACCAAACTTGATCGAATCCATAGATTCCGTACCAAGCTACACCACGAGAACGACCGTAATCGCCCGACTCTTTAGCTCTTAATTCTGGATCAAGAACTGTAGCCATAGCTACTGGGTCGTCACCGAAAAATACTGCTTCACCACAAACGCCGGCAGAACCGATAGCGTTGTTAAGTGATGCTGTGTTGTTAATTTCGATAAAACGAACACCTTCAATACGACCGATTTCGCCTTTGAACTTGGCTTCGTTATCGGTGTAAGTGTGCCATTTTTCCCAATTCGCATCACGTTTAATACCGCGGCATGCTTTTGTGCTTGCAAGAGCGATATAATCACCGTCCATATAGGGAGCGATGTTGTACGTGCTGAACATAAGATCACGGATATTTTCAACGTGATAAACGCCCAAGTTTACTGTCGCTTGCGCGCCCGCAGTTCCATTCGTCGCTACATTTAGTGATGAAGCGCCGTCTGCAACCACTTTTAAACGACCGCGTTTGAATGCGTCCGCTGCAAGTTTGTCCATGCGAAGGGCAAGCTGATCACGCAACTTCTTTTGGATTGCATTTTCAATATCTAGCATAGATAAATCTTTATCTAAGCTAGTGTAAGGAACTGCACGTCCTCTTTCTGTTACGCTGATTGCTTGAGTGCTAAGTGCGAATTCATCTTCCGGAATTACTTCTAATTCCACAAGTGCATCATCAGATGGCACTGCTAAATTGCTAACGCGAGTGATCGTCACCGATTCACCCTTGTTCTTGCCTAAGCCGCCCGCAGGGTTTGTGAATTGCACGAACTTAGTTTGAGCAATCGCTGCGAAACGGATGTCGGCTGACATTGCGTGGTTCTTAAAGACACCCGCAGGGGCGTCGTAAGTCCAACTGTGTGTAGCCATGTTGTCTCCTGTTTGTTGGTTTCAGTTACGACGCCGCCCCCGCTCAATAGTGGGTTAAACAAAGTGCGAAGTTAGCGTCTCTTTGGTTTAATGCTGCGGATTTGCTCCGCCATACTCAAGGGTTTTTTCGCAGTTGTTTTTGGTGTTACACCGCTGCTCTGTCCGGGCTGTCCGCTCGCCTGTCTTGAATTAGGAAGTGCTTTATGTGGCTTCACTGCATTCGCATACCTTTCAAAGTTTGATTTAACTTTCAGTGCAACGTAGTCGAAGCCGGCGGTCTGGCCTTTCGTCTGATTAACTAATTTTAATTCTGAAAGGTGCTTCGCCGCTGTCGCTTCAACTTCATCTCTGTAGTCAGCAAGTTCTGGATGGCGTGTGGCAAAGTCATTCCAGATTTTATTGCTCAGTTCTTTTTCGGATAACTGGCTATGAATCTGCGTAGTCACTTGCTGAGTGATTTGCTTACTGTAGTTCTTCAGAAATTCTGCTGGATTTTCGTAATAGAGTTGCTCGTTGAACTCTGGCTCTGCGGGCGCGGGTGGTGTAACACTTTGCTGCGGATTTGCATGAGTGACCGCGTCTTGAATGCCCTGGCGATATGCGTCAGTAAGCTGCCTCTCTGTCTCTAAAGTGCTAACTTGACTGTTTGCGAAAGCGAGTGCTTCCTCCTGCGTTGCAAATTCTCTGTCGCCTATGCGATACTTTGCGGGAGCGGGCGCTTCTGTTTCCAGCGCCTCAGCCGCTTCCGTCTCCGGTGCATCACCGCCTTCGAATTGCTCCGTTCCGGCTGGCATGTCATTCCCGTTGTCGTCGAATACTACTTCTTTCCCTGGCATTGTCTTATCTCCTTGTTGTTTTTATTTTTAGTTACTCATCTTTAACGCTTGATTTCTGACTCTCGGTGATTGCAAGTTCCAGCTCGTGAATTTGCCCGCGCACCGTCGCGTACTCCGACATAATTGCAACGAAGTCAGTCTTACCGTTGCAATAAAGTCCGTACATTTTATCGAGTGTTTTTTTCTCGCGCTCTTTCAGCATCTTTAACCAGATGTGACCGCTCACTCGGATTAGACTTAGTTCATCAGGTGAAAATTGTACCATTTCGCTCTCCTTCTAAGTGTGCTTTGATTATTGTTTCTAGTGGGATTCGCATTTCTAACAGGATTGCAGCGAGGTCACTCGCGCGCACATCTGATTTTCCGCGGAAGAACCGATTAACGGCTATGCGGGAAATTCCCGTGCGCTCAGCAATCACAGTTTGAGTAATTTTCCTTGCTACGCACAACTGCCATAGCAAGGGGCCGATCTTTTTCTGATTTCTCTCTGGCATTTTTTCCATATTACTTAACCGCCTGACTGCTTGGCATACTCATCTGCTGCGCAGTGAATGCCTGAACTAGTGGATTGCCGCCGCCCTGTGGAATGTTCGCTGCTGAGCCTTGCTGACTTGCTTGATTCGGCATTGCACCCGGCGCTCCACCCTGCTGAGCCATCGGATCGGCTGCTTGGCCCGGCATTGTTGGCGGCGCGGGCTGCTCCGCATTTTCAATCTTAGTTTTATCAACGTCGATGCTTGTCATGATTTCACCCAGAAATTTTTCGAACGAATATTTATTTAGGAATGCTTCGATTAGAACTTCGCTTCCGCCAATTACTTGAAGGAGTGTAGTCCATTTCCTAAAGTCATTTTGTCTGCGTAGTGCAAGTGAGATTCCGAAGACTTCGAACTTGAATCCGTTAACGGTGTTTGCGAAAACTTCTTGCGGTTCTAACTTACTAAGTTCCTCACCGCGTTCCGCGCCAAAGAGTGATTTAAAAACTTCCGTATCGATGAGGTCCCAGTTCTGTGCAACGGTCATCCAGCTTAATTCTAATTCTGGCTGAATTTTTTTACTCTCAAAGTTCTTTGCTATGCCTTGAAAGACGCCGGTGATAGAATTTTCCTGCGCGACTACTTGAGTTGCTTTCACATCGCGGCTACTCATCGCACCTGCGCGCAAATCAGACGAGAACATGCTTGTCTGCGTTTCCTGCGTCATCAAATTGTACATAGTAATGACTTCGGGCGGGATGTGCCCAGTGATAACTTCCTCCATTGCCATGCCGCCAACGGGAAGTGATGAATTTGTCTTAAGTACAGTACCCCATTTAATACTTCCTTGAATTTGCGCAGCATCGTCGAGTACGTCAGTGCGTAATTGAGAGACGCCCCACACTGCTTTCATCGCCGAGTCTAACATTAGGTTGAAAATTTCAATCAGTGAGCGATTGTGCTTCGTTCCCGCATCCATTAGAGCGATGCCCCACACTGAATTTGCAACTTCGATCAGAGCGGCGGCAACGATTGGATCTTTTTGGTGCCACAGTGGGTTCTCAGTGGGCTTTCGAATAATCACTTCATCATTTGCAATGGTGCAAACTACGTTTTCTGCTAGGATATCACCGGTGTTTTGATCAACTATGGTGCCCCAGAATTCTGTGATTTTAACACGAGGACGCATGCTATCTGAGGGCACATTTTGCCCAGTTTCATTGGCTTTTCGGTCTTCTTTAATGTCATGACCGCCCCACGCTTTGAGTGAGTTCACTGCTTCAGCGTCATAGATTGCATCATCGCCTTTGCTCTGCTGTTTTACTACGTGAAGGTCCATGAAACTGTCTTCAATTTTGTAAAGGCCGCTACCGTGTGGGTCTGGAAAGTAATTTTCCTGTCTAATTATGCTTAGAAAGAGTTCCCAGCTCTTATCTTCAATCATAACTACGGATTTCTTATAACTTTTGCCTTTGCCTTCGGCTCTGGTCTTAAATTTCGGCTTACTTACCAGCTTTCCGCCCACTTTGCTGATGCTTAGCGAGCCGAGAACGCCGGATTGCACTGAATTTCCAACGTGGCTGAAGTAATCTGCCTTAGTTAGCATATAATTTAGCAACTTTTGTGCTTCGTCTTCAGTAATTAATGAAGTTTCTGCGCTACTGCGCTTTACTACGCGGAACCATTCGCCTAAATCAGCGAGCGATTGCTGAAAGAATGCCTTAGTTTGCTCTGTGCTGTTCCTCGTTTTACTCAGAACTTCTTTGCTCTGGCCCGGCTGCTTATGCGAAAAATCATGGCGCAGCTGATACATTGCAAAGTTATCGCGGTTTAATTCCATTCGATCAGTTTTTGCACTCTCAGCTTCAGCGCGCATTCCGAGAACGTAGCGCTTTACATAATCCTCATCCAATTTCTCTTTCATTCTGTGTGTCTCCTAGTTGTAATTTAATTTAAAAACGTTAATCATTTTTGAAATCCATAATTCGGCGGGAATAATTCTATTCCGCTTTGCTTCGCAGTGGTCGTTGCACCGTCGCACAGGTATTGAACTGCATCGTGCGGATGCGACCAGCGGTCCTTAACTGGTCTGATCTTTGTCGGTTCTACTTCAATCGCTTTCGTGGGATACTTGTAGCCGCCGCCAAAGCCTTCAACTGTGATCGGACAGCCTTCTTCTGATACCAGTAGCGCCGGCGCGCCGCGGACTAGCGTCTTCAGAAATTTCTCAACTGCTTGCTTGCGCGCTTCCCATGCTATTAGTCCGGGGCGCACATTCCGGAAGCCCGCACCTTTAAGAATTTTCGCACAGGTCACTTCATCATTCTCTTGTGAGCGATTGAAGCCGGCGGGATCTATGAAATTAAAAATTTTATCGTCGTAAACGGTCCAGCTGTGAAAGTTAATTCGAAGGAAAGACCATACTTCGGGAGCTAATTTTGAAATGCTTCCGTCCGTTTCTACGAATTCATGCAGCAGCCGCAATTGCCTGCCGACGAGTTGCGCGACTACACAAGCGGGCGTGAGCCCGAAGTCCCAGCCCAGGATTAAAGGGATGCCGGGCTCCGGCTCAATCAGACCCTTCACTACGTGAAGGTTTTTGTTAAAGTCATCATAAACGGCTTTACCTTCATAAGTGTGCCAGCTCTTCTCATATTCCATTTCAAAATCTTTGCGCGGCATACTCGCCCGAACGCCTTCGCGCCATGCGGCCCCCCGCTTCGCCGGATTCGCCGTGTAATGCAAATCGATGACGGTGAAACGGTTCTTCGGATTCCTCCACACTTCGACGCCTTCTAGCGGCACACTCACGGGTGCAGGCGGCACTTCCTTGAAACTCAAGTCCTGTGCATCTAACTGATCGAATACGATTTTTTTAAAGAAGCCGGGACTGCGCGAACTGATCAAAGTCATACGTCCGCCGCCGTCTAACGTTGGCATACTGGCGGAATAGAATTTCTGTGCGTCAGGCCAGAATGCGCACTCATCGCCCAGAATTCCGGAAAGGGTGAATTGGCGCAGCTGATCCGCCCCTTGGGGAAATCCTTGAATCTTTGAATTAATGTCCTCGAATTCTAGGATGGGCGGGCTCTTGCTCATCTTACCGTTTTTCACTCGCGGCAGCAGGGCCGGCGGAATGCGCCATTCTGGAATGTGAAAATAAATGTGCTCCGCTCGGCTAACTAAGTCAGCAGCATCGTCTTCTTTCTTACTGACGAACCCGTTGAATTTGCCGACGTTGAACATTGTATCGTGCGTGTAAAGGCCGATGAAGTTCCAGCTGCAGGTCATACGGCGCGATTTGGGAATTGCAATACGCGGGTCAGTCATCCACAGATGCGTCAGGAACTCGAGGTATTCGAGGTATGACGGGAACGGTTTTATGGGTTTAACCCGGTCTACTTGATCGATGGTGTAAACGCAGTCGCGCTGAAAGTCCCACGGATTCTTAGCGTAGTGTGCTCGCATCCGCAGCTGAAAGCGCGCCTGCTCCGGCTCATTCATTTGCTTGAAGGCCCAGTGCTCGCGGTCATGCCGTGCGAGTAGTGCGTCTAATTCGGATACGGGCGCAGTAAAGCTTTGCTCAAAAGATGATTGCATTCGGTGTTACACTCACGCGGTTCGTCGTTGTTGCTTAATTAAGTTATGTATTAGTTACAGCCTGGCACTGCCGCGAAGCGGCATGCAAGCGGGAAATTATTTCAGATTCTCTTTAGACCAGTTTGCCCATTTGCTCGGACCCTGTGCCAGGGGCACAGCTTGCGGCACAGCTTGCGGCGTCACATCTATTGCGCCCGGATAGCGCGCTTGCGCCGGCTCTGGCAACGCTTCTAGCGAGTCACCGTCCCGTTGCATTTGCTTTAGCATTTCCATGAAGTTACTGAGCGTATTACTTTCAACGTTGATTTCCTGCTTCGCTTTCCCCGTCAGTTTTTCAATTAGGAATTTTGCAGCTTCTAACTTCTCAGAGTTCTTACCGGAACCGTTAATTGTATCTGCTATTACTTTAACTGCATCGCCGCCCAGCTGTTTTAATGAAGTGAGTACGTCATTTTCATAGAGTAAGCGGCGATAGCGTTCGACTTCGGCGCGCACCCACGGCCTTTGAATTATTAGGCTCACGGAACTAGCGGTGTATCCCATGCTTTGAGCTATGAAATTGTTTGATTTTCCCATAGCGTGGTAGCGCGCTACCGTTCGCCACCGCTCTCGGTACCCCTCAGAGGGGCCGCTTTTGCGGTCATCCGTCAGGCCGTCATATTCTAATTCAAGTTCGAACTCATGATCAAATGTGGGCGGGGCCTCATTCGGGTCCTCGGGCCCTTCAACGTAAGCCGCGCTAGCGGCAGCCTGCGGCTGCATGAATAACGGACGCTCTGCCGGGGCAGCCGGGGCAACGCAAGATGCGCCTTCGGCGCTAGTGACGGATTCTGGCAAATCACTCATACGCTCAAGTGTAACGGTAGTAGTGCGCTCCGCGCAAGCGCTTCCGGAAAACCGTCCGTGGGTCCGGTGCGCGGAACGCCCCCGAATCATAGCACCCGCCGAAGGCGGGCCCGCGGGAATT